AGAAGTTTTGAAGAATTATTTGGTAAGTGGGGATTTTCTTCTTTTAGAAATAGGTGGTGTACTGCTGAAAAAAGAACTGCGGTAAATAAATTTTGTAATAAACATAAACCTTTTACCCAATGGATAGGCTTTAGTTCTGATGAAAGAAAACGAATTAAAAAAACAATAGGTTATTGCTATCCGTTAGTGGATTGGAAGATAACAGAAGAAGATGCCTTAAAATATTGTTTGGAAAAAGGCTTTAACTGGGGTGGGTTATATGAGAAATATAAAAGAGTTAGTTGTTGGAACTGTCCGTTACAATCATTGAAGGATTTAAAAGCTCTATGGTTATATTTCCCAGATTATTGGAAAAGATTACTTAAAATGCAAGAACAAAGCAAATGGCAATTTAGGATGGATTATACATTAGAAGAATTAGATGAGAGGTTTAGAAGGGAAGAAAATTACTATCAATTAGAATTATAGAAGGGAGGTGAAACTATTGCCCAATGACTGGTGGATTTTAGTATTTAGAAAAGGAGGGGAATAAAATGATAATTATAAACTTTACATATCAAGAAGCTCAAGAGATTCTTTATTGTATAAAAGAGATACAAAGGTCATCTTGTAATATAAAAGAACAAAGAGATTGCCAAAAGGCGATAGATAGAATAGTTAAGGCAATTGACAAAATAGGGGTAGTTGAATATCACGAAGAAGGGAAAAAGGAACAGGAAAAGGAACGGTCTGAAAGTTATAGAATAATGGATTTAGAGTATTCGTTATGAAGATATGGTGAAATAATGAAAACAAAAAAAGAAAGGAGGTGAAAATCATGAACATATTTAAAAGTATCTTGATTTTAGTATTGCTGATTGGTATAGGTTTTAGTGTTTATGGTGATACTGGCATAGTTAGGACAGATATAGGTATGTCAAATACAGAAATAGCTAATTTGTATTGGTCAGAAGATAAACCAAAAGAAACAGAAACCTTGTTTGAATGGTTCAAAAGCCGAACATTAGATGAAAGAGTTGAAATATATCAATGGTGGAAAGAGAAAGATTGTACAGAAAAAAATATTGTATCTTACGCTGAATATTTGATGTATGCTGGAAATTGCGGAAAAATAATTATCGAAATTTCAAATATTAAACCATATAAAATAGATACTGAAAAAGATAAAATTAAAAAGCTAATCGGTGATAAAAATGTGGATTATATATCCTTTAGTGATAAAAAATTTAGAATAATGATTTGGGTTGATGGAGAGAATGCAATTAAAAGATTAAGAGCAATAAGGGATAAATTATTGGAGAACGGCTTTAAATTTACTTTTATACCATGATGGTGAATGATAGATTAAAATAAATTGACTTTAAAAATGGAGGTGATAATATAAACGATATAGAGGTTCGATGCAAGGGAATAAGAAAAGACGGCGAACCCTGCGGGAAAAAGTTCTTTGTAGGGTCGCCGGGCTTTGATATATTTGGCAAGCCAAAAGAAATTATAGTTAAATGTTCAAGGTGCGGCACCTATAATATTATCACCTGCGAAATAGAGGAAAGAGTGATTGTGAGGGTGAAGGAATGAAAATATTAAAAGGCGACTGCCTTAAATCAATGAAGGATATACCTGATAATTCGATAGATGCGATTATTACAAGTTCATCTGGGTTTGATATTCCATGCTTGCCTTTAGACACTAAAAATAAAGATAATGAAATTGAGAAATTATTAAGAGAACTAAGTTCTGATATAAAAAAGTTATATGGACAAGAATGGTTTTGGATTGGATAATATATATTATTTATGTAATTAATAAATAATAGTTAAAAACTAAATATAATTAGAGCCACCAGATGGTCAGGATAACATAATTACTATTTTATAAAAGGAGACTATCATGGTGGCAATGGAAGAAAATGTATGGTTAGGTAGGAGTGCTTTAGTTACCAAAAGACTAAAGGCCAAAATAGACTATAATACCAAAATTAACAACGGATATTTTAAGAGGAAAAAACTGCAGCAATGGGGATCGCAGCCAAGGAGTTATATCCCGGTATTAATAGATGATCTGGATATTATGGAGCAGCTGGATATTATTTTTGACAAGTTAGATGAGTTTATGATATAATATTATAAGTATATTTTTAAAATTAAATAAATGTAGAGTCACTTGATGGCCATTTTGGCAGGGCAACCTGTTGAGATGGCTATTTTTATTTTAGGAAGGAGGTGAATTATGAATACAGAGAAGTCTATTAAATTATTAAAAGTTATAAAAGAAATATTACCCGAACATTATAATTTTGATTTTGGCAAAGAGGAAATTGATGAGATTATAAAGCGATTACAGATGTGGGAGGAATTTAAAAAAGAACGAGTATTATATGAATTAGACATTGTAAGCGAAAGCCCAAAATATGGTCAGTATACCATAGGGTATTTATTGGAGAAATTTGAAAAAGAATATTTCTCTAAAAGAATTTTTAGAACTGTAGAAGTAGAAGTAGAAGCATCTAATCAAGAAGTAATTAATGAATTGGCAAAAGATATTGAAGAAATGAATGGAAGAAGATTTGATAAAGGAAAAATAAGAGTAGTTAATACTCGTTGGGCAAGAGATTAAAAGGTGATGATTATGACAATAAAAATAGAATTTATAGCAAGTTTGCCACCTATACAATCGGCAATTAATATTGATGGTCAGGGAGATGGGGCAAGAATAAAATTAGATATTCCCGCAAGTGAAATAATGCAAGTAATAGAATTACAGAAATTAACAGGACAATGTTTTAAAGTCATTATTGAAGAAATAGAACAAAATTAATGGAGTGAATTATTATGCCAAAAGGTCAGATGAATAAACAACAAATAGATGAACGAGTTTTAGAGATTTCAAAGCAGATGTTAGAAGGTGTTACTTCCAAAGATATATGTCACAACATGTCAGCAAAATGGCATGTTTCCATAAGACAAATTAATAGATATATATCTAAAGCCTATGCTATGTGGCATAAGGAATATGAAAAGCGTTTGAAGGCTGGGTTGGATTATCATATGGCGATTAGAATGAAACTATATGAGGAGGCCTATAAAGGAAAGATAATCAAAATAACCAAAATCGTAAAAGGACAAAAGATAACTTATGAAAGAATAGATGACCAGGACTTTCGTTTATGCCTTGAGATAGCAAAAGATATAGCCAAGCTTGAGGGGATATACCCGGCCGAAAAGCATAAGATAGAGGAAACCAAGAAGTATATTATTATAGGGAAAAAAGACAAAGATGATGGGGAGGCAAAGGATGATAGTTAGAGTTATATGTACAAATTGTGGAACGGTCTATTACAGAAGTATAAATAAATGGAATGAACCAGACCAAACAACAACAGTAACTACTACGATTGTTTGTCCTAGTTGTGGCAATGATCAATATGAAAAGATTGAGATATAAATGCAAGAAACTATAATCGATTTAAGCCAATTTGAAAATGTATTAAATCCGGTATATATTCCTTACCTCTATGACCAGAAAAGATATCTTGTCTTATATGGAGGCTCCGGTGCTGGCAAGTCCCACTTCGCCTGCCAGAAAAAGTTGTATAGAACGATGAATGAGGAAGGCCATCGCTTTTTAATTATCAGAAAGGTTGCCAGGACTTTAAGACAGTCAGTCTTTCAGTTGTTTATGGACTATATAAACCATTGGGATTTAACCCAGGATTTTAAGGTTAACAAGTCGGAGATGACTATTACCTTTGAAGGCAACAGAAACATGATATTGTTTGCCGGGGTTGATGATCCGGAGAAACTTAAATCAATCGAGGGGATTACCGGCGTATGGATTGAGGAAGCCACCGAATTGGCTGCTGATGATTTTGAAGAACTGGACCGCCGGGTAAGGGGAATATACCATACCTATGTTCAGTTTATATTAACCTATAATCCAATATTAAAGACCAACTGGACCTATAGAAGATTTTTTGAGAAATTGACCGAAGATGAAATAGCAGATATCACTCCATTGAGGACTACCTACAAAGACAATGTTTTTATCAAAGATGATAGGGCCTATATCAAATTATTGGAAGGATACAGAGGCAATGCCCGGACAGTTTACACTTTAGGCGAATACGGTATGCTGGAGAATGCCGTCTATACTAACTGGCAGATGATAGACGACAAAGACTTCCCGGACAGTGATGAGCCGGTATACGGGCTTGACTTCGGCTATATTGCACCAATGGCCTTAATTAAAATGGTTGTAGATATGCAGGAAAAGAAGATTTACCTGCATGAGGATTATTACAAGACCCGACAGACCACCCCACAATTTGCGGCTGATATAGAAGGGTTGCATTTAAAGGATAGAAGGATAATAGCCGACAACGAAGCCCCTGACAAGATAGATGAGATAAGAGGCTATGGATATGGTTATATAGAGCCATGCAATAAGGGCAAGGGATCAGTTATAACGGGCATAGATTTTATCAATCAGTTTACGATATACATTACCAAGAGCAGCACTAATATTAAAAAGGAGATTGAGGGCTATCAGAGGAAGAAAGATAAAGACGGTAATATATATGAAGAGCCGGAAAAGGGAGTAGACCATGCTATGGATGCCTTCCGGTATGTGATATATACAATTTATTATATGATGAACCAACCTGACTTTATTGTTTTATGATAGGAGAGTAGATGAAATATCCTGAAGATTATATAAATAAGATTGTATGCGGT